TAAAGAAGAAAGAGCCAAGAGTGTTTTGGATTCATAAAAATTCAATCCCACTAGAAGAGGATAATCTTCCGGTCGTATGTTTTGAGAAACCGAACACAGATACTTATGGTGAGTACATAAAGGTTCAGGAGATAGATTGATCATCCAACTCAACCCAACCATTCCAATAGAGACACCTAAAGGCACCGGAGAGGCCCTGGGCTGGATTGATTACTCTCAGGAGCATGATCTCCTATGGATAACGGCTTTGGACGCAAGTGGAGAAATCTGGATAATCCCAAACGATGAAGTGCGGTTGTGTAAGAACTATTCTTTGAAACGCAGATATTAAATAAATCTTAACAATAGATTTTATATTTATTAAACTTTTATTCTTTACAATTTTTAAATAAATGTTAACTACGGGCATTGCGGTGATGTGTGGTGAGGTTTTCGACGGTGTTGCCCGGTATCGTGATGTGATGTCACGTAAAGTAATGTTTTAAAATTCTACTTCGTCACAGCTATAACAAACTGAGCTACGACAACAGCAAAGACTAAAATGTACACAATTACACTACGAGGCCCGATTATTCGGCTAGTATTTAATCTGCCTTAAGCCCGCTTCACTTACGTTTTTATCTATATCTGGTTTAACGGAGTTATAAAGAACATCTCCGCCAGGTAGCGCATCGTTTACACAAGCAACCGAAAGTGAATGAAGCGCATACTCAATCCAAGAACTAGATGGCAGTGGAAGATCTGTATAACCAGCTTTTGTTCTCCAATTTAAGGGAGACGCATCTGGAGTAGGAAATGTTGGTTGTTCTGCTTTGGTGTTAAAACTTAAATCCACATACAGTTTTTGCCACCATTTCATCTCAGCATAAGTTAAAAGCGGTTTATCAGTTCCTTTCGTAAGAGCTATGTTTCCTGTTTTATCTAAATAGGGCGTATAGGTTCCCCATGGCACTGAGTAGTCTACGATTCGTTTAAAATCATTTGAGTTCCAGGTAAGCAAAGTTCCATCTGGAGCAGTCCAAGTTGTGCCTACAGCTTTAGTAACTGAGTCTGTGAAGTATTGCGCTAAATGTTGATATTCTGTACAGGCCTCTGCTAGTTTCATGGACCTGCAAATAAATCCACCAACTGAAACATGCCATGCAAATTGCCATGGAGATTCAATTAGCATAGGAACGGCACGTTCTCGGCCACCTGGATTAAACACACCAATGCCAGAGGTGTGCAAAACCTTTAGCGGATCCAAAACTTGAGAAGAAAACTTAGTGAAATTTGCTTCAATTCTTTCTTTAAAGTAAGCCTGAGAAACTTGGCCATCTGGGGCGGTTAGATAAGCAAAATAACCATTTCGCTTAGACCACGCAGAATCCCTACTGCCATAATATTGCTCGATGCCGTTATTGGGCCAACGATTGTAACTGTAAGATCCAAAAGTCTCACAAATATCCCTATTTAGCTCCTCGCCAAGAAGAACATAAAGCTCGCAGGCATTTGGAGAGTGTGCTCTATCTGGAGACGTTGGTGGTTTAAGTCTATGAGACCTTAAATCTTTTAGTCTTCCGTCGTTGTATGGAATCAAAAAAGAATCAGAATCTCTATCGTACGCAAAAACAGCAAAGCTTGATAATGCATTTGAGCCAACAACCTTTAGCAAATCCTCAGCATTAATAGACAAGCTATTATAAGCAGCCGCAGCGAAGTCTGTAATAGGTCCAATTTCAGCTCTATCGCCCGTCTGGTTCATCGCAGAGGCTAGAGGATAGGGTTCAAATGGTTTGCCTAAGGGTTGATTCGCAAAATCGATCTTAGTGCTTGCTAGCTGTGTTTTAAACTTCTTGTCTACTTGGGCAGGTGTGACTGGTTCTAGATAATTAAAGAACCAAGGCAAAATCCCAAACTTAGACAAATAACCCGGGTTTTGACGTACGATAAGTCTTGGTAAACTTGACCCAACCTTCTTTGTGTGAGCAACCTGTGTTTGGTCATAAAATGTCTTGCCATCTAGTGACATTTTAGATCCACCAATTTCAATAAAACCAGAAGTTAGCTCTACATCATCGGGGTTAAATGGAAGTGTGGGATCTATTTTAGATTTGACCAGTCCATTAACAACTCTTGCTGTAACTTGAGCAGATCCACCATCAAAGACCTTCCACCACATGGTTAAATAAAACTGACCAGATGCTACTCCGGCTTTCTTAAGTGGAGTTACAATTTTAACTTCTTTAACAACTGAGCCATCAAGCTTAGTGATGAAGTTACTGTTTTTAACATAATCCAAAATGGGCTGACCTGATTTAACTTCGTACTTCCACTTTTCTCCGGCCTTATTGACTAATTCTACAGAAACCTTAAGTAAATCAGGATTTATATTGGTTGTTGGAGAGCCAGTTAATAATACACCTTTTTGATTTAAAGCTTTAATTTCATATAAAGATCCAGCAGTTACGTCTAACTTAAAAGCTACCATGGCTTGTTTTAAAGATCCGTCATCCCAGTGAGAAATAATATTTACTTGAGCTTCTAATGGTTTACAGCTTGATGCTGACTGTAAACATAAACTTAAATCATCATTTTTAAATTGACCTTTACCAATCCAGATTGGAGCAACAACTGGCACCTGGGTTTGAGTTAAGTTTGATGATTCTTTAACAAATAAAGAGAGATCATTTGGGGTAACGTTTTGCGAAAAAGCATCACTTTTTAAGGAAGCAATAAGCATCTGACAAATAGCAACAGCGAATACTAGATAAAACATGGTTTTGTTTCCTTTGTTGAGATCATATGACAAACTTTATTAAAACAACAATTATTAAACAAACTTTCTTGTTATTAAACGAAGCTTACTAAAATTACTAATCATCTCAGGAGAAGCACCACTAGCTAATACAGCTAGCCTATCAGCCTCTATATTTCCAGGATCTCCACTTCTTGATTTAACCCACCTAAAGAAAATTGGATAAGCATTGGCATAACTTAAAATCTCTTCCCAAAGCTCTTGATATAAAACAGGACTTCCAGACTTAGTAACCCAACCATTTAATATCCAACCCTTATACCAGTCATTCAAACCTTTAACTACATACTGGCTATCTGAAATAATAATTAAAGCTCTATCTGATTTATGTAAAGACTCTACAGCTTTTAATACAGCCATTAGTTCCATGTAATTGTTCGTTGTGTTGTCTTTACTTCCAGAATCTGAATCACCTTGAAGAGTCGTCCATGCCCAACCACCTTTACCTGGATTAGGAAAACAAGCTCCATCCGTCCATACTTTTAGTTCTTCTAAATTATGCATAATAGTGTTTTCTTTTTTTTTATTAATTAGATCTAATTCTTTATTTCTTTCTTTAACTAAATCCCATCTATGAATTACTTCGCTTGCAGCGTTTAACTGTTTTCTACTTTTCTTTTTCCATCTACGACGTTTTGATTTCATGTATAATTTTGTCTTTCAACGGGATATCCAAGCGGTGGACGTAGGAGTATTTAATAAGACTTCTTTGTCTTTTAAACAAAATCCTCCTAGCTATTCCTTAGGAATCTATCCCTATTCTCATTCTCTTATGCCCAGTCAAAGTCTTAGGTTTTGAGATTGAGTACATCTTTTTACTTCTTAAGTAGGTCTCCCGCCCACGGTCTAAGGAGCAATATAGTTCTTGCATGGGGTTATGGATCTCGTCATGAGCCTGTACCCGTCCCGCCTACTCTTTGACATTGTGATACCCGAAGGGAGCCACGCAGTCGTACTTTCGTTATGTCTGTGCAAGTTAAACAGCTTCACAAACTATGCTACTAAGCTTTCGCCTAGGAGACTCGACAGAGTCCAGAGTGATCACAGGCCCGGTAAACCTAGCACTCCTGTATGAGGTAACGAGCCCCACCAAGTTAACTTTACTAAGATATAGAATTGCTTTTTCTCAATGAACATGAGAAGTAGGAACTCTATATATTATTCAAGTTCATACTTTTTAGCCTCATGTTTGTAGAAATGCAAGTGTGGGGCTAAAATATTTTTAGGGTCTATATTAAATAATCCATAAACTGTTGATTTTCTTTAACACTTGTTTTCTTGCAATACTGTTTTTGTTTGTTAAACAGGCCTTATGAAACAATTTTGGACAGTGATTGATAATTATACGAGTGGAAACTTCTTCACGGTAACCATGGCTAGTGTGTGTGGAAGTTTTGTTATTTTAAGAAGTTATACAACCGGAGATGATGAAGGAACATCTGAAAGCATGACCTCCATTCCGTTTGAATCTCCTCTCGATGCTCAAATCTGGATTGATGAGGAAGTTAAGGCCATGAAGGGGGAGAAGTGAGGCTTCCTGACGATAAGATTGAGGCCATAGCTGCGCTTGCTTATTCTTCGCTCGTTACCTACCGGGATTATCTAGAGAAAGAAAAAGGCTTTATGGGGGACACCACAAAATTCACAGATGCTTATTATCATGGGTTTATAACGGCCGTTCAGCTAATCTTAGGGGAAGATAACCGTAAATTAATTCATAAGTTAGTTGATTTTGAGAATAGGAGTAAGAAGTGAAAGACAAAGCGTTAGCGCTATCTTCGGAGCTTATGAAATTAGACTCAGTTACGAGAAAGAAGAACAAACTAAATAGGCTTATGCGAGAGTTTCACACGTTTTACTGTGAGTTTAACCTGTTGCTTGTTGAATTAAATCAAATGCTAGTTACGGAAGAAATTTTAATAAACACAAAAATTAGGAAACTAAGAAAGGCTAAAAAATGAACTTAGTAATTCTCGTGGGTGAAATCGTTCGTGACGTGGAGTATAAAGCTACTTCTCATGGGGCAGAGGTTGCGTCGTTCACTTTAAAAACCTCTCAGGACTCCAAAAACGGGCCTAGGAACGATTTTCACAGGGTGGTTGTATGGAACCCACAGGCTGGACTCCAAAATGGCAATACGGTGGCAATAGAGGGCAAATTACAGACCCGCAGTTGGGAAGATAAAACCTCCGGTGAAAAGAAATACATGACTGAGGTAGTCGCGTTTAGGTGTACGAATATGTCTGTGAAGGGTGTCGACAGCACGACGGTTTCGACAACAAAAAAAGCTAATGGGATTAAACCAACCTATGTTGGCAATATGCAAGAAACGTTTATGACGGAACTTGACGTTCCGTTCTAAAATATACCTAAATGAAGCCCAAAAGTCTTGATTACACAAAGCTTAGATTAAATAGAATAGCAGAGGCTTTATCTATAGAGCTTGGAATTGAAATCCCAATATGGGAAGCACCAGCAAGTAATCTCGGAGATTCCTTTTATTTAGTTCAAAGACTAAGAGAATCAAATGGACTCTATGTGAACATTTCCAGTGAAGTAGATTGGTATACGAGGGAGTGGCTGTTCGTTGTAAGATCAAATTATTTAGATATAAAAGAATTCACCGCAAAAACACCAAAAGAACTTCCAGTTACCATAACCAAATGTGCGATACGAGTGATGTGGCAATTAATTGACAAAACTAAAAAAAGAACCTCAAAATGAATAAGTGGGCGGACTTAGGGTACTTGAACCAGAAGAAATTATTGACGAAGCTATCGGAAACTTCTTATTCCGAATGAGAATCTACTACGAATTCGCTCATAAGTTCATCGAAGAAAGAACCGGCATTAAACCATTAAGATTGAGAGAAATTGAGCACGGAGAAGGAAAAGGAATAACAGAAAAAGAATTGCAGGCTCTTTGTAGGCTTTACAAACTAGACTACGAGATGACATACAAAAGGGCAGTAGGAGAATTATTATGAGCATAGATGCCTTTACACTAAGCATGTTTATCGCGTCTCTTATCGTAGGAACTGTTTACGTCATAAACACCTAAATCAATCATGTGGGGGAACAAGTACAGGAACAAGAAAACATCCATCGATGGGTACTGCTTCTCCTCGAAGCTTGAAGCCTCAGTCTACCTAGAACTCAAGCGGTTAGAAAATCTTAACCAGATAAAAATTGAACAAACTCAAGCTCAGGTTCATCTCACAAATGCTAAAATATTATATAAACCAGATTTCAAAATTCTTAACTTAAACACTAACGAAATTGAATACATAGAGGCTAAGGGAGTAGAGACTGCTAGCTGGAGAATTAAGAGAAAGCTTTGGATGTATTATGGGCCCGGTAAGCTCACGATATACAAAGGAAATTCAACTAGAGTTTTTATCTCGGAGGTATTACAACCAAAGTTGTAGTAAAATGGTTTAGCGCAACTAGCTTAATGGCAAAGCGCTACTTGATAATGGGGCTACGGATGGGCTGGGGATCTTGTAGAGATAGTGTTCGACTCACTGTTGCGCACGAGAATGGGGATTTTAAATAATGGGTATAATGGGAGCACCGAAAAAAGACTTTGATTGGGAGCAGTTTGATAAGCTGTGCGCCTTCCCAGATATCATTCTTCAGACAGAAATAGCTGACTTAATGAAGGTTTCTTTAGATACGTGTGCTAGGCACGTAAGAGAGACGCACAACGTTACTTTTGCGGAGTATAGACAACAAAAGCAAGCTGGCTTCAGGAAGAGGTTACTCGAAGCTCAGATGAGTTCCGCTTTTAAAGGCAACGTAACTATGCAGATTTGGCTTGGAAAAAACTACTTACAACAACGTGAGCCCAAGGCCGAAATTAGCATGGAAGTGAGAGACGATGATAAGCTAGCAAGAGAGTATGCAGACCAACTCAAAGCACTTGGATTCCAAAAGATTCAAGAAGCACAAATCGCCAAGGAAGACGATGCAAAGCCTGGAAACCCTGGTTAATTTATTCATAGGTATTGCTACTCTAGGCGCTACTTTTGGGATTGTTAAAAGCAACCTAGACCGAGTAAAGCAAGATATTTTAAGATTAGAGAACCATTTAGAACAATTTCGTGAAATATACGTAACTTACCAACACTTTCAGGTTGTCGTGCAAGCCATTAGAGACGACCATAAAGAATTAAAAGAAGACGTAAAAGAGATACTTAGAATTGTTAATGAAAGACATACCTAAAGAAGTAAAGCTAGCCGGACAAAGAATCTTGTTACAGGACATGTACAAAGAGTCTTTATTTAATACGGCTAAACACTTACTGGGTTATGGAGATATAAATCTAAGAACACATGGTAAGATCTGTCAGGCGCTCGAAAATAGAAGCAAACGAAAGCTTATTGTCTGTCCCCGAGGAGCGTTTAAATCAACTCTTGGAGTTGTTAGTTATTCTGTCTGGATCCTACTCAATAATCCCAACGCGAGAATACTTATTGATTCAGAAGTGTTTACTAATAGCAGGAACTTTCTACGAGAAATCAAAGCGCATCTCGAAAGCTACAAACTTGTCTCAATATTTGGGCCATTTAAAACCAAAGACGACTGGACGCAAAGCTCACTCACCATTAACCAAAGGACGAAGAAGTACAAAGAAAGTTCGATAACCTGTGGTGGTGTCGGAACAATTAAAACAGGGCAGCATTACGACTACATCTTGGCTGACGATTTAAATTCACAGCAGAACTCAAACACCAAAGAGGGTTGTGAAAAAGTTATCACTCACTATAAATATTACTCTTCCCTTTTAGAGCCAGATGGGACTATAGCTATTATAGGGACTAGATACAGTGCCAATGATGTGATTGGGCACATATTAGAGAACGAAATAGGGGAGAGTAATGACAGAAGAGACCAAGGATAAACACGTGGGAGATATTCCAGCTGGTGAGATTCCAGCATTCAAGGCAGCGATTCCAGCTATGCTTGAATACGTAAGTGCGCTCGTTAAAAGCGATGAGATCTTGCTTGCTGAAAAGGCTCTTGTTTTTGGTATGCCAGGATTCTTTAGAGACAATCCACCAAAAGAAGTTTTGGACATGAGAAAAAAAGTGGCCAAACACAAGATGAATGTGCACGACTACGCGAACGATAACGTAGACTTTGAGCTGATTAACGTAGAGAGATCAAAAGGAATCGTGGACACAGTCCTTCGTGGACAGCTCGTACAAAAAGACATCAAAGAGTTAAACGAAAAGGGTAAGACGCCACATCTTATCGAGATTGGCCCAGGAGAGTATTGGCTCCCAATTGGTCTAAGCGCCAATGGGTGTAAGTTCACTTACGAGGGCATAGGTGTTCATGACAACGCCTACAACAAGGCTAAGCCATTAATGGAGCAGCACCTAAAGAAAGCCATTCCTGGTGAGCCTGTTATCTACGCGGCATGTGAGATTATTGAACATCTTGAGAACGAGTGGGATATTCCACAAACATTAAACAAAACGGGACACGAAGCAGATATTGTTCACATGAGCACACCTCTTTATACTTTTGGGTTTGGAAAGAATGATTGGGATGAGCCACACATGGTGGCAAAAGGGGCACACCTTAGGACATATACTCCATCTGAGTTTATGTTAGTTGCTCAAAGGTTATTTCCGAATTACAATTGGAACTATTATCATAATCAAGTGATGAGTTTACGGGGGACTAAAAATGGCGGCAGATAGTGAATGCAAAGGGGGACTATCCTCCAAGCAGTTTGCGGTTGGATTATCAACAATTATTGGTTTAACAGGAATTCCTGGGCAGTGTGGGATTTATGTAAGACTCACAAATGCGACAGGTAGCACGCTTGAGATTGGTGGCGCTTCGTTAACCTGGGGTCAGGGCTTTCAAATGCCAGATAGTTCAAACGTAACAACTAGTCAGGTTTTCTTTCCGGTTAGAGGGACCCTTTATTTTTGTGCCACAGGCGCAACAGCAAACGTAAGTGTAGCAAGATTAATTACGAATCAAGACTTAGCAGGGTAAAATGGCTAAAGACGATGATGTTCACTCCGGACTTGGCCAAAGGGTATTCGTTGGTTTAAGTCAAATTGTTGGCGTAACGGTGACTGCGGGCCAGTGCGCTGCTATTTATAAATACTTTTCTGGTGGCACCCTTGAGATCGGAGGGGCCACACTCACTTGGGGAAATGGCTATGTTTATTCACCCGGAGAAGCTATCGCAATGGATTCAGCTGGCACTTTTTACTTTGCTGCTACTGGAGCTACTGTTCTTCTTATGGTTTTAAGAGGACGATCAGCGGGGATTGAATAAATGCCTAAGATGTATACAGTTGGAAGCTCATCCAACGTAAACTCTTTTTCGATAATACAAACACCAGCCGGAACTTCGCCGGTCGCCGATTCATCAGATGATACGCTTACTTTAACCTCTTCAGACTCTTCCCTCACAATCACGGGAAACTCGACCACAGACACGGTTGATTTTATCGTTAACATGGCTTCAGTTGGGGATGTTGATGGGCCCGCATCCAGCACAGACTCAGCGGTTGCTTTGTTCAATGGAACTACTGGAAAAATTATAAAAAATTCCAGTATTATAGTATCGTCCGGCGCCATTAGTGGTGTGGATTCCATTACTACAACCACAAGTAACGGATCTTTAACCCTGACTGCTAATGGTTCCGGAACGATTACGGCTGGATCTAACCTGGTCATGGGAACTAATTCGATAAAGCTTGGTACAACCAACAATGCTTCAATCTCTCACGACGGAAGTAACTTGATTGTTCTTCCAAACTCTATCGTAAACCCAACACTAATAATTGGGTCAAGCTCTGCCGCAATCACGGGCCATATCCGGCTTAATAAAATGGCCGTAAACGGCGGGACAATCAGCTCAGTCGCCATGATTAGCATTGGTGGAGCCATCAGCACGGAACGGCAAGGCATAGCGGGAACACTCTCTTACGGTGGCTCTGGCGCAAACGGAAGTTATATTGCTTCTTCATACAATGATTCAGGCACCGCAACCACATTCACGTGCAATGGCCATTACTCTACTGTCGCCCTTGTCTCTGGAAGCTCTCACACATCTAACTACACACAAAACGCTTTGCGTGGCGAAGGCGGAGTGGATGCGGCACTAAACATATCCACAGGAACCTACAACATCGCAGCACTTAGGGTTAACCCAACAGCATCGGGAGTTGGTGGAACTCACTCAGGTGGTACGGTTAGAACTTATGGGATTTTACAGGAGACAATCACTGCTTTTACGGGTGTATCTACGAACGTCATAATGGGCGCATTTTTCAACGACGACGTGTGTATTAAATCAGACACTAAACTTATTTTGGAAAGCTCACAAACAACAAAGGGTGATTCTTATCTGGTGTTCAACTCAGCCAGCACAGATATGGATGTGTTTATAGACAACACACAGGTGTGGAACTGGGATAATGATTTAAATAGGTCAGAAGTTCCATTAGGAACAAAGGCAGGAACATCAACAACATACGCTAAGGTTGGTGGTGTAATAGATGTCAATACAACATCCACTGGAAACGTAGGAACAGGCGAAGATGATCTTATTACGTTTTCGGTTCCCGCAAACACTCTTGCTACAAACGGAGATAGAATTCAATTTCAAATGGCTGGCACCTTTGCCGCAAACGCCAACAACAAGACTATTAAAATAAAATACGGTGGTACCACATTGTTAGACACGACAGCTTTGGCTATTAACGGCGGGAGCTGGTCAGCAGAAGGGGTGGTTGTTAGAACTGGTGCAGCCACACAAAAAGCATTTTGTGCATTCAGAACAAATAACGTTTTGCTTACTTCTACTTCTAATTACACAACACCAGCTGAAACACTTTCTGGTGCGGTAACACTTAAAGCAACAGGCGAAGCAACATCAAATAACGACATTACACAAGAAATAAATATTGTTGAGTTTTATCCAAACGAATAGGGGGCTTTATGGCTTTATTTACAGTTGTTTTAGATATTCCTGACGTAGATGTGCAAAGGTTTTTTGAGGCACTGCAGGAAAGCTATCCGATCAATGACGGAGAGACGTACGATGATTATATTGCGAGAACGGCTAAAAACGTCTTGCAAGACATTACGAGAGATGGATTAATGAGGGCAGCACAACGAGACGCTGCACAGAACATCGTATTTCCTGATATTAACGTTACCAAGGGGTGATTATGGATCCAATGTTAGCTTTAGATAATTTAAACAAAGCAGTGAGAAGCATTTCGGCCAATGCCGAGACTCACGAAATTTTAGCGAAGAGCATTTTGGCGATTAAAGAAGCGCTGGAAAAAAGCAATGAGCCAAAAAAGTAAGTTAGTTGTTTTCACGAGAACAAACGCTAGAATTCTCGTAAATCCAACCAATAGAGAAATTCAGACATATAAGAATGCGGTAATAAACCCAGATCTTTCTGCCGTTAGATCTGTTCCACCGCACTTTTGGAAGCAAGAAAAAGGAAAAGTAGTCCCAATGTCTGATTACGAAATGAAAGCACGTTTAGATGACATTTCTAAATATGGGATAGATAACGAAATAAAAAGATTGTCTGCCTGGAAATCAAATCCATCTGTTCCTTTTTACATAATGAGACAACTATCAAATGTGATGTTTTTTACGGGCTCTGCCATGTTTTTATATATTGTGTTGTATAAGTTTTATCCTGATTTAATAGCATCTATTCAAAATTACTTTTGGAGTGTTAATTGAGTTTAGAGTGGTCAGTGGTTTACGAAAAAGCTATTCGTGACGACGGCTCTTTGTTCTTTCCAGAGCGCTTGTCATGGGAGTTCTTGGATAGAACCAGGCGCACACAGGGTTCGTACATGTTTGCGAACCAATATCAAAATGAAATCATTCCACTAGAAGACCAGCAATTTAAGCCTGAGTGGATTAGATATTATAAAGAATTACCCAAACGGAAATACACTTTTGCTTTTATAGATCCCGCTATCTCAGAAGCGGCGACAGCTGATTTTACGGCTTTAACTGTAATAGATGTGGACGCAGATAAGAATTGGTACATAAGGAACGCTACGAGATACAAGATTAATCCAACAAAGATTATTAACTTAATATTTAAGGTAAACGAGCAGTTTAAACCACAGGTTATTGGAATTGAAGATGTGGCCTACCAGAAAGCTCTTCTTTACATGGTTGATGAAGAGATGCGTAGGCGCGGAGTTATTGTTCCGATCAAGGGAATTAAGCCAGACGCAGAGAGATCTAAAGAAATGAGAATACTAGGACTTGTGCCCAGATTTGAATTTGGACACATAATGTTATCAAGAGGATTGAACGATTTTGAGATGGAGTACGCTCAGTTTCCTAGGGGTGCTCACGACGATTTACTTGATTCTTTAAGTTATTGTGACAAGATCGTTTATTATCCAGAAAAATACGAAAGGAAGTCAAATGAACAGCCTCACCCAAATGCTCCAGAATATGAAAGCTGGTACATCCAAAACCTCATCAAAGGAAGGAATCGCCCAGACAGAGATTCTGAAGCTTGATGAAGATGAAGCAGTGGTTACAACTCAGAAGGAAATGGATACAGTTCCGGAAGTTAAAGAAAAGATGGAAACCCTTAGCACGTTTTTATCAAAAATAGCTACCGCAAAAGCCATTGGACAAACATTCGTAGAAACTTCTGAGGATGTTATTAAACATTTTTGTCCTCAGGGCACTGGAGATGTTGGCTATTTTATGTATAAAGATATTAGGGTTTTTAAGAATGGAACCTCTAATGATGTTTTCCAAAGAGAAAAGATTCAGATTGGCCAAGTGTTACACGGCAAAGATGAGTGTATAATCGAGGGAAGATGAATTATTTAGAGGCAGGATTACTTATTTTTATTTTGGTGAGAGAATTGATTTATCAATACACAACTCACAGGCTGGTTAATAAAATCATGAGTAGGAATTATCATGAATACGAATCGGCCAAAGAGGTGTATAAACCAAAAGAAAGAGTTATAATAGATCAAGGCATTCCAGAAGATCTAGGGCATTTAAACGAATCACCATTAGTTTGAGGGTAATTCGAGGGACAACTCAAAGGGGACGAGTGAGTGGGGTTATTCGATAGGTTTTTATCGACTGGTGATACTAAGTCAGAATCTGAGCTTTTTGATGACAAACAACTAGCTGACTTTGTAAAGAAAAAAGTCGAGGAAGTCAGAAAAAACTCAGTTAGAATCACGAATGAATCTATTTGGATGCGTAATATCGCCTATTTATGTGGTGTTACGGGTGTTTATTACGACACACAAACAAGACAATACGTTCCAACAGACAAAGCATTAAAATACGTTCCAAGAAACAGACTAACGGTTAATAAGATCTTACCAACGGTACAAAATCGTTTGGCTAGGCTTACGAAGAGGCGTCCAAAGTTTCAGGTTAGACCTAATTCTAATCAACAAGAGGACAAAGACGCATCGGTGCTAGCTAATCAGATTCTAGATATGATTTGGGAAAAAGAAGAAATGGCGACAAAGGTCATTGAGCTCATGATGTGGGCTCAAGAGACAGGTCACGCATATCTTAAGTGCAACTGGGACCCTTCAATGGGTAAACAGATCATTAACCCCGAATCCGGTGAAATGGAATACGAGGGCGATATCAGGATCGATGTTGTATCTCCTTTTGAGATATTTCCTGACCCACTTGCCAAAAGCTTCAGAGACATTCAATGGATTGTTCAAGCGAAGGTTAGACGCCTAGATTATTTTAAAACACATTATCCAGAACGTGGTGGCGAAGTTAAAGAAGAAGAAACTTGGCTACTCTCTGCTCAATACGAAAATAGAATTAACTCATTGGCTGGAACTTATTCTAACGGCTCTGGAATTAACATGAACGTTAAACACACAGCCATTGAGATGATTTATTATGAAAAGAGATCTTCAAAGCATCCAAATGGAAGAATGATCGTCGTAGCAAATGGAGTGGTGCTAGAAGATAAAGAGCTACCCTGCGGAGAATTACCATTCGTAAAGTTTGACGACATTTTAGTAGCTGGAAAATATTATTCAGAATCTTTAATTACACATTTAGTTCCCATACAAGATCAATTCAATCGCGTGATTACGAGACGATCTCAGTGGGTAAATAAAATGCTTTGTGGAAAGTATTTAACTGCGCGTGGATCTGAGCTTGCTCAAGAGTCACTTAATGATCAAAACGGTGAGGTAGTTGAATATACACCAGTTCCGAATGCTGGTCCGCCTTCACCAATGGATATTCCTCAGATTCCTGCATATGCGTACAAAGAAGAAGAATCTTTAGAGATGCAATTTAACGACATCTCTGGAATTAATGAAGTATCTCGTGGCCAGTCTCCTGGCTCTGGAATCACGGCGGCCATTGCTCTTCAATATTTATCTGAACAAGACGACACAAGAATTGGGATTGTAGCTAGACGACACGAGCTTGGAATGGCTCAATTTGGCCGAATTATTCTACTATTTATAGAGAAATATTACAAAACACCAAGGATTCTCAAAATTGCGGGCCAAAACATGCAATACATGGTGAAAGAATTTTTAGGTGCTGACGTTAAGGGAAACACAGATGTGGTTGTCATTGAGGGCTCTACTTTACCTGGTAGCATTACTGCGAAACGAGACTTCATCCTCACACTTAGAAGAGAAGGATTATTAGGCAATCCACAAGATCCAAAAGCTAACGAAAAAGTTCTTAAGCTCATTGAGTATGGGGATATTGATGACATTTGGGGTGATTACAGCTTGGATATGGCACAAATTAAACAAAGTATAGACGCCATTGAAGCGGGTGAACCCCCAGAGCCTCCTAG